CTGGAAACCAGTTGCAGTATTATCTAAGTTTGTAGATATTGTTGTAAATGGCATGACAGATAAGGGTTACGAAATAAAATCTTTTGCTAGTGATCCATTTGCTCTAAAACAAAGAACTCAATACGTTTTTGACGCTATAAAAGATATGCAAAGTCGTGAGCAAATTGAATCTTTAAACCAAGCAACTGGTCAAAACTTTTATTCTAGTATAAACCCAGACGCTTTACCTCAAAACGAAGAAGAGCTAGAACTTTACATGCAATTAAGCTATAAGCAATCTATTGAAATAGCTGAAGAAGAATTAATTGAAAATGTATTTAATTATAACAAATACGACGAGATAAAGAAAAGATTAGCTTACGATTTAGTTGTGTTAGGTATAAGCTGTGTTAAAACAGATTTTAATTTAGCAAATGGTATTACTGTTGATTATGTAGATCCTGCTAATTTAGTATATTCATATACAGAAGATCCTAATTTTGAAGATGTTTATTATGTAGGTGAAGTAAAAAGCGTAAGTTTAGAAGAAGTTAAAAAGCAGTTTCCATATTTAACTGACGCTGAGTTAGAAGAAATACAAAAATATCCAGGCGACTCTAATTACACTAGAAATTATTGGGGTCAAGATGATAACTATAACAACGTGCAAGTTTTATATTTTGAATACAAAACATATAACAATCAAGTATTTAAAATTAAACAAACAGATCAGGGTTTAGAAAAAGCACTAGAAAAGCCAGGTGATTTTAATCCACCTGAAAATGAAAACTTTGAAAGAGTACATAGAGCTATAGAAGTTTTATATAGTGGAGCTAAAATACTTGGGCAAGAAAAAATGCTTAAATGGCAACTTGCTGAAAACATGACAAGACCTTATAGCGATCAAACTAAAGTTCAAATGAACTACGCTATAACTGCCCCACGAATATACAAGGGTAGAATAGAAAGTGTTGTAAGTAAGTGTGTTGGGTTTGCTGATATGATACAGCTTACTCATTTAAAAATACAACAAGTATTAGCCCGCATGGTACCAGATGGTGTATTTGTAGATGTTGATGGATTATCTGAAGTCGATCTAGGTAATGGTACAAATTATAATCCTCAAGAAGCTTTAAACATGTACTTCCAAACTGGTAGTATAGTTGGTAGATCTAAGACAGTTGATGGTGATATGAATCCTGGTAGAGTACCAATTCAAGAGTTACAAACATCTAATGGTCAAGCTAAAATAGGCGCGTTAGTACAAACGTATCAGTATTATTTACAAATGATACGTGACGTGACGGGACTTAACGAAGCTCGTGACGGTAGTCAGCCAGATAAAAATGCTTTAGTAGGTTTGCAAAAATTAGCTGCAGCTGCTTCAAACACTGCTACAAAACATATATTGCAGTCTCTTATGTATTTGACTATTAGATCAGCAGAGAATATAAGTTTACGTGCTGCAGATATGTTAGAGTTTCCGCTTACTAAAAACGCTTTAATAAGTTGTATAAATCAATATAACGTTGGTTCTTTACAAGAAATAGAAAAACTAAACATGCATGAGTTTGGTATATTTTTAGAGTTAGAACCAGACGAAGAAGAGCAGCAAAGATTAGAACAAAATATACAAGTTGCTTTACAAGGTGGTCAAATAGGATTAGAAGATGCTATTGATATTAGACAAATTAAAAACATTAAATTAGCTAATCAGTATCTTAAACAAAAACAAAAAGAGCGAGCTGAAGCAGCCGCTGCTGCTCAGCAAGCAAATATTCAAGCGCAAGCGCAAGCAAACGCTCAAGCTTCTGAACAAGCCGCTTTGGCAGAAGTGCAAAAACAACAAGCTCTTACAGAGACTAAACTACAGTTGGAACAAGGTAAGTCTCAGTTTGAAATACAAAAATTAGAACGCGAAGCTCAAATAAAACAAATGTTAATGGAGCAAGAGTTTGGTTATAACCTGCAGTTAGCACAAGCTAAAGTTAGTGCCGAAGTCACTCGTGAAAAAGAAATAGAAGATCGTAAAGATAAACGTGCTAAAATTATAGGCACGCAACAATCTCAAATGATTTCACAGCGTCAAAACGACGAACTACCGAAAGATTTTGAATCATCTGGTAATGACGCGCTTGGAGGATTTGGACTTGAGCAGTTTGAACCTCGTTAAAAAAAACTTTTAATTATTTAATTATATTATATTATGTCAGAAGAAGTAAAACAAGAAGGTGAGTTTAAAGTTAAAAAACCATCCAAACCTAAAAACTTAGGTAAAACAGAAGAGGTAACTAAAGTTGAAATACCTAATACAGCTGCAGAAGCTCAAGGTGAAGTAATACCTGAAGTAACTAAAGTTGAAATAAAAGAACAAGATGCCATTCAAACACAAGAGACAAATGATAGCGATGTTATTGTCGAAAGATCCGAAGACAGTAGCAACAGCCAAGAAGTGGTTGAAGAAGTACGGAAAACCGAAGAGGAGGTAGAGACACCTTTAACTTTAGTTGATGAAACAGAAGTTAATGAGCCAGTCGAAGTTTCTAAAGAACCGATACAGCAGGCAGAACCAACAAAACAGTTACCTGAAAATATTGAAAAGTTAGTTTCTTTTATGGAAGAAACTGGTGGTACAGTCGCTGATTACGTGCGACTTAATGCGGATTACTCGAATGTAGATAGTAATACATTGGTAAGAGAATATTATAAACAAACACGACCGCATCTTGATCATGACGACGTAAGTCTTTTACTAGAAGACTTTATTTATGATGAAGAGTTAGACGACGAAAAAGAAATACGCAAAAAGAAAATTGCGTTTAAAGAAGAAGTTGGAAAAGCCAAAAACTTTTTGGAAGACTTAAAAGGTAAATACTACGACGAGATCAAGTTGAGACCGGGCGTAACCCAAGAGCAACAAAAAGCAGTTGACTTTTTCAATCGATATAGTGAAGAACAACAAGTTGTAAAACAAAGACAGGAACATTTTAGCACTACTACAAGTGAACTTTTTTCTAATGATTTCAAAGGTTTTGATTTCTCGGTTGGAGACAAAAAGTTTAGATATGGTGTTAAAAATCCTGAGTCAGTAGCTAAAGCACAAACGGATATTGCTAACTTCGTTAAGACGTTCTTAAACGATAAAGGAGAAATATCTGATGCTAAAGGTTACCACAAAGCTTTGTATGCAGCTCGTAATGCTGATACTTTAGCTCAACATTTTTATGAGCAAGGAAAAGCTGACGCTGTTAAAGACGTCATGGCTAAGTCAAAAAACATCTCGACAGAGCCAAGACAATCAGCACAAGGTGAAGTATTTGTTAATGGATTAAAAGTTAAAGCTATTAGTGGTGTTGATTCTTCAAAACTTAAAGTTAAAAAAATAACATTAAAAAACTAAATTAATTAATTATGGCTATTGATCCATTATTTGGGACTATTGTTCCAAGTCAAAAACAACAATTGCTAGATACGAACTTCCTTTCATTTAACGGAGGTGCTAATGCTGGCGATTCTGATACATTTGCGCAGCAGTATCTACCTGAGATTTATGAGCAAGAAGTAGAGCGATACGGAAACCGTACGCTTTCTGGATTCTTGCGTATGGTAGGTGCTGAAATGCCTATGACTTCTGACCAAGTTATTTGGTCTGAGCAAAACCGTTTACATATTGCGTATGACGGATGTACTAACAACGGTGCCACTAGTACTATTGGTATTAATGTAGGTGCAGACGTTAAAAACGTAATTTCTGTAAATCAAACAGTTGTACTATTAGACGGCGTTGGTGAAGAACTTACTGGTGTTGTAACATCATCTAACTTAACTTCAGGTGATGTTGTTGTAGCGCCTTATACTGCTGCAGACACTAGCTCACTTGCTGCTACTGGTATAAAAATGTTTGTCTATGGCTCTGAGTACGCTAAAGGTTCGTCTACACCTAATAACACTTCAGCTGCTTTAGCTGACGGTTATGTAAGTGTTGATCCTTCATTCACTCAGTTTTCTAACTCGCCAATCATTATCCGAAACAAATATGTAGTTTCTGGTTCTGACACAGCTCAGATTGGTTGGGTAGAAGTTGCTACAGAAGACGGAACATCTGGATATCTATGGTATCTAAAAGCTGAGTCTGAAACAAGACTACGTTTTGAAGATTACTTAGAAATGTCAGTTATTGAAGGCGAAAAAGCTGGTGCTGGTTCTGCTGCTGAAACAGCTGGATTTAAAGGTACAGAAGGTTTATTTGCTGCTATTCAAGATCGTGGTAATGTAGAAGCTGGTTTTAACGCAGCCGCAAACGCGTTAGGAGAGTTTGATGATATTCTACGTAACCTAGATACACAAGGTGCTATTGAAGAAAATATGCTTTTCTTGAATCGCGAAACTTCACTAGGCTTTGATGATATGCTAGCTGCAGTAAATGCTGCTTACTCTGGTGGTACTTCTTATGGTATCTTCGAAAATTCAGAAGATATGGCATTGAATTTAGGATTCAGCGGTTTCCGCAGAGGTTCTTATGACTTCTACAAAACTGACTGGAAATATCTAAACGATGCTTCTACAAGAGGTGGTATCGAGGACGGACTAATTCCTCCAGGATATGGCGTTAGCGCTATTGATGGAGTATTAATTCCAGCTGGTACATCAACTGTATACGATCAAATTCTTGGTACTAACATCCGTCGTCCATTCTTGCACGTACGATACAGAGCGTCACAAACTGACGATCGTCGTATGAAGTCTTGGTTGACTGGATCTGTTGGTGGTGCTTTCACAAGTGATCTTGATGCGATGGAGGTAAACTTCCTATCTGAAAGATGTCTTTGTGTACAAGGTGCTAACAACTTTGTATTGTTTACTAAGTAGATTACTTTATGTAGTATTTACCCTCGTCTTATTGACGGGGGTAATTATTACTTTTTTATAAATTTTATTATATTATATTATGTCAAAAACAAAAGAAGCCTCAACTTTAGAAAAAGGTTGGGAAATAAAAGATAGAACATATCTTGTATCAGGTAAGTATAAACCGTTAACATTAAGAATACCATCTAGACACAGCGCTAAAATTCCGCTACTATGGTATGACAATGAAACAAATACACAAAGAGAACTACGTTACGCTACAAATCAAAACTCACCATTCGTAGATGAGCAAAAAGGTAAAGCTACACTAGGCACTATACTTTTTAAAGATGGCGCTTTAGTTGTGCCAAAAGAAAAGCAAGCGTTACAAAAAATATTATCTTTGTATCACCCTTATAAAAATAAACGTTATAGAGAGTTTGATTCAGCTGTTCAAGCGGTTGATGAACTTGACGTAATGGAATTACAAATCGATGCACTAAATGCTGCTCGTAGTATGGATATAGAACATTTAGAAGCTATTATGCGAGTTGAGGTTGGAAGTAAAGTAAACAAAATGTCATCTAAAGAATTAAAAAGAGATGCGCTTATTTTTGCTAGACAAAATCCAGCTTTATTTATTGATCTCGCTAAAGATGAAAATGTTCAACTTAGAAACTTTGCGATATTAGCCACTGAAGCTAAAATTATAAATTTATCTCAAGATCAAAGATCATTTTCATGGGCATCTAATGGTAAAAAACTCATGAATGTACCATTTGATGAAAATCCATATTCTGCTATGGCAGCTTTCTTTAAGACAGATGAAGGTGTAGAAGTCTTCAAGTCTATCGAGAAAAAGCTAAAATAACATGTAACAATAGTATAGGGCTCGTTCACTCGGGCCCTTATACTTAAAAAAAATATAAATGGCAATAAACGTAGATACAGTATATAAAACCGTTTTGCTAATACTCAACAAAGAACAACGGGGTTATATAACTCCTGATGAGTTTAATAAAACAGCTACACAAGTTCAATTAGATATATTTGAACAATACTTTGATGATCTTAATCAACAGCTACGTGTGCCACAAGCCGATTTCGATTTTACGGATCGGCAAATGAATATAGACGAAAAAATATCTTATTTTAAAGCTATAGGTAACTGCTCTTATAATACTTCAGGAGGTTTTTGGCAACTACCATCTTCAGCTGTAGGTAGTTCTACATTTAATATAAGATATTCTATACAACCTTCATTAGCTTCTGGTGATGCGTATTTTTACAGATTAGGTACTATAACGTACACACCTGCGTCTGGATATCCAGTAGAATTGCAAAGACTTCAACGCAATGATTTTTATAATATAGATCAATCACCACTCACGAGACCTACTAAAAGTTTTCCTTGTTATCTGTACGAAGGTAATAGAATTTACGTTAAACCGACAGATATACAAACTGGAGCAGGTACAATAGAGGCTTCTATTATTAGAAAACCACTTGATGTCGTTTGGGGTTTTATTACAGGTGGTGCTGGTCAGTATGTTTGGAGCCCAACTGATTCAAGAAGTTTTGAATTAGAACAATCAGAACAAGTTAATGTAACACTTAGAATATTACAATACTCTGGTATAGTTATACGTGATCCCCAAATAATACAAGCTGCGTCTTCTGAAATAGCTCAGAGCGAAGCAAACTCAAAAAGTTAATAGATGTCATTAATAACAGAAAACAATCGGCAATATTACGAAGGCGCTCAGGGCTTTAGATTTAATGTTCCATCAGGTGCAAGTTATACAGATTTTCTTACGTCTACGCCATGGACTTTACCAACAACATTTAATACTGATTTAGAATTTTATGGTTATAAGCTAGACGTTAACGAAAAATATCCTTTAAACAATTTTAAATTATATTCTAGTTTAACAGCTGCGCCTGGTAGTTGGACAGAATACACTGACGCGTATACAGTTTCTGGTGATACAATTACACTTGGGCTTGTTACGTCTAGCGTTGGATTTTCTTCTTCTCCACCAGGAAGTACATATGTAGATGTCGCAACTGATTCTTTAACTTCTGATGTAGAGCTTGGAGCATTATTACTTATGCCAGATGCTACTTGGACTCCTGGTCTAGGTGGTAATAACGGCTGGGCGTTTGTTAATAGTGTTACTGATCAGGGTAATAATGTAACTAGAATAGAATGGAGTGGTCAAGGCTATGGTGATGCTGCGTGGGGACCAGGTGCGTCAGTTACTATAATTAATTACGTTAAAGAACAATCACGTCCAACAACATATTTTGTTGTACAACTTAAAAAACTAGATGGTGGCGAATATGGAGCAACACCACCAGAAAAAGCTTACGGTGATGAAGTAGAAAAAAACTATGGGTCATATGCTTACACTAAACTAAACGACGTTATAAATAACTTTTTAGTTGCCTATGTAGGCGCGGGTAAACTTATACCTAGTGTTAAACGAACTGACGTTATATTTCACGCTAAACGTGCTATGCAAGAATTTAGTTATGATACGTTAAAAAGTGTAAATAAACTAGAAGTAAGCGTGCCTCATAATCTTAGTATACCTATACCTCAAGATTATGTTAACTATGTTAATTTATACTGGATAGATAACTCAGGGGTTAAAAGAGTTATAATGCCTGGTAATATGCTAACAACAAATCCAACGGATTTATTTTTACAAGATACTAAAGGCGTTCCAGTTCAAGATCAATTTAATAACAATATCGATACCACTTCAGTAACAGAAGATCGTTGGGAAAACAATATATTAAAACAAAGAACTAATCCTGATTTTATAGATGACACAATATTAGGCTGGGAATATTATTATGGTTGGCCTGAGTTTGGTTATGGACAGCTTTATGGTTTAGACCCACAGTTTGCTAACTCTAGCGGTTATTACACTATCAACGAAAGAGAAAATAAATTTTCATTTTCAGCTAATCTAGTAGATAAAATTGTAGTCATAGAATACATCTCTGACGGACTTTCTACTGATTTAGATACCAGAATACCTAAGTTAGCTGAAGAAGCTCTCTATGCTTATTTAAAGCACGCTATATTAGCTAGTAGGATAAATCAACCAGAGTATATAATACAAAGACTCAAAAGAGAAGCTAGTGCTCAACTAAGAAACGCAAAAATACGTTTATCTAATATTAAACTAGATCAAATAGTGCAAGTGATGCGTGGAAAATCTAAACAGATAAAACACTAAAATTAAATGGCAGAAGTTAAAAATGCTTTTCTAAAGTCTAAGATGAATAAAGACTTAGACTCTAGACTTGTACCAAGTGGAGAATATCGCGATGCTGTTAACGTTCAAGTTATAAAATCAGAGGGTGAAGACGTTGGTGCGTTAGAAAACGCTCAAGGGAATCAAATTATTGCATCTTTTGACGACCTTATTGGTATTAATTTTGTTTCTGTTGGTTATTTCGCTGATCAAAATACTAGTAGAATTTATGTTTTTCTTACCACTAACACTTCAGGAACTTCTACAGCGTACAATCCTAACTCTTTTAATCTTATTGGAATGTGGGATAGTAATGCTTCAGGTGGCGGAATTGATACTTCACCCCCTTTGTATATATTAGTTCAAGGTGCTTTTTTAAATTTTCACGAAGACTTCCCTATTATAGGCGTTAATGTTTTAGAAAATTTATTATTTTTTACTGATAACAGAAACCAACCTAGAAAAATAAACATACGAGAAGCTATAAACAGTAGTTCATACTACGAAACAGAAGATCAAATATCTGTAGCCAAATATAATCCGTACGATCCTATAGAGGTGTGGTCTGTGCCAGAATTAGTAGGTGAACCTGACACCAGAACATTAGTAATTAACCCAAATACTGGTACTCCATACCAAGTTACAGTAGCAAACAATGTTACTAATGAAAATAAAGTGTTGTTGACAGGTCCAGCGCCAGCTGATTTAGATGCTAATCTAAATGGAGCTGTTGCTATATTTGGACCTCCTGATGTACTTTTAGATAGAGCTATTCTTACTAAAGTAATACCTGGTGACCCAGTTACAGATCCAGCTACTCTTCAGTTTAACAAACCAGTTACAGTAAGTGCTGGTGATGTTCTTGTTTTTTACAAAATAGAAACATCTATGTACGATGTTGTATCTGAAAAATTACCAGACC